AAACTACGCAATGAGTTATCTTAGAAGTCAAAAAAGACAATTAAAGCGTGATTTTAAAGACCCAAAGAAACGCACTAAGATTGTTGAAATACATAACACTAAAGTTCGTAAACAACAAAAGAAAGACAAGAGGTTCGAGGTTATCGTGACCTCTTGCTTCATGTTGGTGCTAATCGTAGTAATTGCATTGAAGCTATGGAAGGTGATTTAAGTTTTGGTAGTTTTTCACTAGATGAATTGAACTTAGATATTCAATTAGATGCTTTAAACTTTGATTCATTCGATAATATGTTTGAACCACAAGAAGCACCTACAGAACAGCGTTCACACTTCATAGTAATATGCACTACAGAAGAACAAGATGAGTTGATTCGTGAAAAGTTTAACCTTGGATTGAAGACTAAATCTGGCAGAGGTAAATACGAAACGAATATTATTCAAGCAGAACAATTAATTGATTTATTCTAATGGAACAAAACGAAGAATCTGAACCTAAAAAACCTAAGGTTACAAGACCAAGAAAGAAAAAAGTAGAGCCAAGAGGTGTAAAAGCTGGAACTAAGCGAGGTAAATATATTATAAAACCTAAAAAACGAGGTGATGAAGGGCTTTCTTTCATTGAAAAAGTACAATTTAGGAACAAATACAGTGAAAAAGAGGTAAAAGAAGCACTTTATCCACTAAGAGTACCTAAACCAGACGATGTAACTAAAAAAGATGAGCCTATAGAAGTTGAACAAACCGATGTACCTAAAAAAAACCTTGTTGGTAGACCTAAAGGTAGATTAAATAGAAGTACAGTTGTTCGTGCCATTTTAGAAGCTACACGATGGGGGAAAGACCCTATTACTGGTATTGAGTCATATATTCCTATAGAATATCAAATGACACTAGCTATTTTACAGAAAGCACTTAAAGGCGATGTAAATGCCTATAAAGCATTAATGGATAATGCGTATAAACCTCACGCACAAGAAGTTGAAAGTAAAAACGTAACAGTTGATATTAGTAACTTTTCAGAAGAAGATATTAAAGCACTATTAAATGACGATGACGATGACGAACCAGACTACTTTAGAGAACAAGAACTTGCTCTCGGAGAACGAACAGAAGATAGCGACGAAGGAAGAAGCGAGGAAAGCACTGGAATACCATCTTAGAGCCAAGTTAGGTAAAGATGACTTTTGGGAGTTTTGTAAATTCTATGATAAAGACTTTTTTCTTAAACGTAAATTCTTGCAACGTGTCGCTAGAGCCTTTCAAAGAATCGAGGAAGGTAAGATTAACTCTTTATCAGTATCAGTACCACCAAGGGGAGGAAAATCATATATAACAACTTTGTTTTGTGCTTGGACTTTAGGTAGGAATCCTTCTGAATCTGTAATGCGTAATACTTGTACCGGAACTCTATATCAAAAGTTCTCTTACGATGTACGTCAAGTGTTAAAATCAGAAAAGTTTAATTCTGTATTTCCAGAAGTAAGTATATCCAATGATAAAGCAAACCTTAATGGTTGGAATACTAATCAATCTCGTCAAGTAGGTTACTTTGGTGCTGGTGTAGGTGGAACAATTATCGGTTTTGGTGCTACAAAACTTGCTATTACCGATGACTTGTATCGTGGTATTGAGGATGCGTTGTCCGATGTTACCAATGATAGGGTTTTACAATGGAAAGAAGGTACTCACGACTCACGTCTTGAACGAACGTGTGCTAAGATTGATATTGGTACAAGATGGTCGACAAACGATGTTATAGGCAAGAATTTCCAAGAAGGTAGTTATGATGAATCGATAGTTATTCCTGCCTTAGATGCGAATGAAGAGACTTTTTGTGCTGATGTAATGTCTACAGACCAATATAAGATGATCCGTAAGAAAATCAATCCAGATATTTGGAGTGCAGAATATATGCAAGAACCAGTCGATTTAAAAGGACGTTTGTTCTCTAATCTACGAACTATTAGTGAAGCAGACTTTAACCTCATCAAAGGTAGAAGTGCGGGAAGTATTGCTTACGTCGATGTATCAGACCAAGGTGCAGATTATACAGCTATGGCACTAGCAGTAATTATTGATGGTACAATTTATATTGCAGATTATTGTTTTAACAAAAATAATACCGATGTAACCATTCCTTTAATTGCAGAAAAGTTAAATAGATACCGAACGTCTTATTGTAGGGTAGAAAGTAACGCAATGGGGGCGGTTTTTGCTAGAACACTTCAAAAACAAACTAGAACCAAGATTTTACAAGTGCATAACACACAAAATAAAATGACTAGAATAATTATGCAATCTGCAAGTATAAATAATGCCTTTGTCTTTGTAAAATATGAGAATAACAACGATTATCACCAGTTTATGACAAACCTACTATCTTTTAGTAAGGAAGGTAAAATGAAAAATGATGATGCTCCAGATTGCTTGGCTGGATTGTCAATGTTAATTAAATCTTTATTTAAAAGGTTGGATATATAAAAAAAGAGTATATTTACACAGTTATTAGTGCTTTTCTTTCTTTTCTTTCGGTGCTAACTACTTTTGATTCTTTCTTTCAGCCCTCTCGCTATTTATTTGGATTGAGGGCTTTTTTAATGCACAAAAAAAGACCCGATTATTAGTCGAGTCTTAAAAATAAAGGTAGTATGATACCTATTTAATTCCTTTTTTCAATCCAAGGAATATCTTTTTTTCATCATCAGTTAAAGTAATTCCTATTTCATTTTCTATTTTGATTAAAGCAGATGCTCTGTAATCTATAGATTGACTTTCTTGAAGTATATCATTCTGTAGAACTGGTAAATGAGTATAATCAGCAACTAATCTCAATCCTTCTTTATCTAATCCTAATTGTTCAGTAATATTATTATAAATTCTTTCAGCTTCTGGAATGATAGTAGAAGTATAACATAATCTCTCACCATAATTCACGTTAGAGTAAGTCGAACCACTTTCGTTAGAGAAAATATAGTAGTTAAGACCAAAAGCATCTATAATAGCAAGTTTATCAGCTTTAAGTTCATCAAACAACATTAAATCCTTTGTAGGATAAGACATTGGAGTCCATTTAACATCGTTTTCAGAAATAATGATCTCATCTTTAGAACGATTGTACCAATCTTTACGTATTTGTTCTTTTTCTTCTGGACTCATTGGTAAAGCACCACCTAAATCAGAGTTTGAAGCAGATAATATACCAATAGCGCCAATATTCTCTAAAAGTATGTTACGTTTGTTATATTGAGCCTTAATATTAGATAATGGGTACTTTAAAGATTCAATTCTTGATATAGAATCTAAAATATTCACACCATCCGTAGTTTGAATGATAACAACTTCTTCATTTAGCAATGTTTCTGGTTTATCACCTTCATAGTTATAAGTATAATCTTTTATAAGACCACCTTTATCCATTTGTTTAAGAGTACGACCAGAAGTGTTAATTTGAACCTTATGTCTAGCAAGCGGAACAAATAAATTAACTATTCCAAAACTTCTTCGTGGTGCATAACATAAAGCAGTTGAAAATAAACTGTCGTTAACGGATATAGAATACATTACGTCTTGCCAAGTTTGCATTGGATTAGGATTCTTAATTAAATCAAGTACCCAATGTTTTTCTACTTCCGTACCATCCTCTTTTACAAGCCTTGGACGACCTTGCGAAAGCATTTGAGCCTTTTTATCAATTACAGTTCTAAGTTCTGGTATTTCAACATACGCTTGAAATGGTTTTCCGGTATTCATCCAGATTGGAACTTTCTTGCCATAGAAGTCATGTTGATATGCTCTATTTGTATCTAATAGGGTATTTATTTCCCTAAGTTGATTATTATTTATAGGTGTTCCGAAAAAAGCGTTCCAAAAAGAAGGGTTACTCATAATAATTTTTTTACATTTGTACAACAAATTTAAGTAAATATGAATAATAAACTTAATTCTACCTATAAAATTAAATCACATTCTTTAGAAATTAAGGATGTTGATGCAAAATCACGTAAGGTATCGATGTATTTAGCGCATTTTGGAAATATTGACTCCGACCAAGATATGATTGTAAAAGGTGCTTTTTCTAAATCTTTACAAGAAAGAGGTTGTGATTCTTCTTCAAATAGAAAAATTGCATTCCTAAGACACCATGACTGGAAAATGCAAATAGGAAAGTTCGTTGAACTTAAAGAAGATGAAAACGGATTATATGCTGTAGGTGAACTTGGAAGTTCTACTTTAGGTAATGATGCTTTATGCGATTATCAAGATGGAATTATACGTGAGCATTCTATTGGCTTTAAATATCTAGCAGATAAAATTAAGTGGATTGAAGACAAAACCAAAGATGGTGGTGGATATTACTTAGTTTCAGAGGTAGCACTTTGGGAAGGTTCAGCGGTAACATTTGGAGCTAACGAAATGACTCCAGTATTAGAAGTTGGTAAATCAGAGGAAAAATCTAAGATTATCACTACTATTACAAAAGAAATGGATACTATAATTAAGGCTTTAGGAAATGGAAGTCGTACAGATGATAGTTTATATTCACTTGAAATGAGACACAAGTTTTTAACTGCACAACTTTCTGAAATTGCAAGCATGAATATCGAAGCAATGGACGTTAAAAAAATAATTGAACCTACAGAAGAAGAAAAATCTTTTGATTGGAGTAAAGTTGTAACTAATATTAAATAATCATGGAAAAAGTAAAACGCACTACTAAAGAAGCTAAAGTTGTTTTAAACGAAAAGTTTGAAAACCACGAATTAGTAAAGTTTTCATTTAATAATAAAGCACCATATCATCATGAAGGCGTGATTGAAGTTATTTCTGGTGAACACGCAAATATTTTTTTAGATCAAGGTTATGGGGTTGTTTGTAACGATTAATGATTTTACTGGCAAGTTCGCACTTTCTACTGGAATGTATGCGAATACTAATATCCAATCTTATATTGATAGGTATGAAGATATATATTTAACTGAATTGTTAGGTGTAAAACTTTATAACTTGTTTATAGCAGATTTAGTTAGCAATGTTCCAGTTACAGCAAAGTACACTAAGATATTTAATGCTTTTAAGGAAGAATTAGATATTCGACTTATCATTTCAAAAGGAATGAAAGATATGCTCGTAGGATTCATCTATTTTGAATATATGAAGGATTCTGTTACTCAAACTACTCCTATTGGTGTCGTGAAACAGTCTACTGAAAATTCTACACCTATTTCAGCACACACACCTATATATTTACGTTATAATGAATCTGTAAAGAATTATCGTGCTATTCAAGATTATATTATGCAGAATTTAAGTACATACCCTTTATTTAGAGGTTACACAAAACAATATGCTTATTGGCTATGAGAGATATTAGTGTTTTATTTGAGGAGATTGTAAATAAGATTGACACTTCTATTGAAGTTAGTTCTTATTCTAATAAAAGATTTTATACTTGTAACACTAAATGGATTCGTGCAGGTAAAATTATTTTTGGTAAAACAGCAGGAAATACAGACGCTACTTCTGTTGTTACCTTAGTAGTAAAGGACACGTACTTTGAAATAGAAAGTGCTACACTCGTGAAATCGGTGCGTTGTCCGTTACCATTTGCAATTACTGGAACTAAGTTAGCTACTAATATAGAGTTTACTAAAAAAGACAATAATCTATTAAATAAAACTCCTTTAGTTTGGTTGCTTGAAAATCATAGTGAAAAACTTTATGGTATAGATTCATCAATTGAAAGAGATATGGAAATGACTGTATTATTTCTTGATGAAACAGATGTATTGAACTATTACACTAAAGACCATAGACTTCAAGTTTCCGAACCAATGATTGCTTTAGAGGAAGAATTTGAAAAAGTAATTAATAATTTTGCACTTTATAGACGATTAATTAGTTTTAATAGAAAAGTTTTTAGTAGATTTGGTACTGAAACAGAAAATGGTATGTATAAAAACATACTTGACGCTAATTTAAGCGGTATTATTATTACCTATTCTGTATCAAAATATAAAGATGCTTGTAAATGTTAGTTTGAAGCGTTAGAGCCGAGATAATCACTCTACAAAACGAAAACCCAACGTAGCGTAGAATGAATTATTGTAAACTTTAACCTAAAAACAAACAAAAAATGGAAATGACTCCAGAACAAGTAATTGAGAAAGTAAACTCAATTGTCGCTGAAAAAACAGCAAATTCCGTTTCTAAAACAGACTTAGAAGCGTTGAAAAATCAATTAACAGACTTAGAAGGTAAATCTGACAACTCCGAAGTTAAATCTGCAATTGCAAAATTGGAAGGTTTAGTAGAAGGAATGAAAGAAGAAAAAACTTCAAAAAATGTTAGTTTGAAATCTATCGGACAAGCTATCGCTGATGCTTACTCTGACTCTATCGACCAAATCAAGGACATCGCTGAAAAAGGTGGTTTAATGAACCTTGACATCAAAGCAGTAGGTACAATGTCAATCACGAACAACTACTCTGGTGGTACAGTTGCTTTATCGCAATTAGAAGCTGGTGTTACTCGTATTGCACGTAGAATGCCTTTCTTACGTTCTTTAGTTAATGCTTCTGGTACTACTTCTAAGTATATCACTTATATCCAATCTAACGGACAAGAAGGTGGTGCTGATATGACAGCAGAGGGTGCTTTGAAATCACAAGCTGACTTCAATGTAGTTGAAACTTCTGTAGCAGTTAAGAAAGTTACAGCATGGATTAAAGTTTCTAAAGAAATGATTGCTGATTTACCATTCATGCGTAACGAAATCAACAATGAGTTGATGGAAATCGTTGAATTGAAATTAGATTCTCAAATCCTTTCTGGTGATGGTTCTGGAGATAACTTAACTGGTATCTTACAAAATGCTGTTGCTTGGGCGGCTGGTAACTTTGCTTTAGCTTATGTTTTACCTAACGAGTTTGATGTATTATCTGTAGCAATCGCGCAAATTCAAACTGGATTATTTAATGCTAACTATATTGTTCTTCACCCAGAGGATGCAGTTAAAATGCAATTAACTAAAACAAGTACTGGTGAATACACTTACGCAATGCAATATGTTGATGCTAACGGAGTTACTAGAGTAAAAGGTATTCCAGTTATCGAAAATGTTGGTATGACTGCAGGAACTTTCTTAGTTGGTGACTTTACTAAATCTAACTTACGTATTCGTGAAGACTTGAATATCCAAGTTGGTTATGTGAATGATGACTTTACTAAAAACTTAATGACAATATTGTGTGAAGCACGTGCGGTTCATTATGTTAAGTCTAATCATTATGGAGCATTTGTAAAAGGTACATTCTCTACTGCAAAAACTGCATTATTAAAACCATAATTTGAATGGGGAGGGCAACTCCCCTTCTTTTCTTTAATCTTTAAAATTAAAAAATATGTCATTAGGATGTAAATGTGATTCTGGATTATCAAATACTGGTAAACCAAACTGCGTAACGATTCAATCCGTTACCTCAAAACTTATATTAGTTCCATTGAAAGATGCTACTGGAACAAAAAACTCTTTAGACCTTACAGCTACTTTTACCGAAGCTACTTTTACAGCTTTAGCTAATCAAGCAGATGCTACTAAAAGATGGTTTTCACTTCCACAATTTGAAAATGTTGAACTAGCAAAGGCTGATTCTACTTTCGAGGAAGCTCCATCTGGAAGAAAAGTCTTTATCAAACAAGGTAAACGTTCTTTTGCAGGTCAATTATGGAATGAAACACCACAATTATTAGGTAAAATTCAAAACAATAGATGTGTTGATTTTGGTGTTTACATTGTTGACGTTAACGGAAACTTAGTTGGTTCTAAAGTTGGTGATAAATTATACCCAATTCCAGTAGATAATGAGTCTTTTGAAGCAAAATTAATGTTTGCTACAGATGCGGCTACTCAAAAAATCATGGTAGGATTTGACTTCTACAGATTGTTTGATGAGTCTACAATGTGGTTATTAACTCCATCTGATACAACTGACTTGTATGACTTCAATAACCTTGAAGGTTTGTTAGATGTAAACATTGCCATCTCTGGTATTACAACTACTGGTGCAGTTGCTACATTGACTTTAGACTATGGTACGGCTAAAAACCCAATTAAAGTTAAAGGATTAGTTGCTTCTGACTTCTTGTTATATAACACTACGACAAGTACAACTGTAACTAAAACTGTTACTGAAACAGCAGATGGTGTATATGCTTTTGTTTATACAGCAATTACTGGTTCAACTGACGTAATTAAATTGTCTTTAGCGAAAAGCGGTTATGTTGGAAGTAAAACTTATATTGATGCTTAATCTTTAATTAGATTCTTTTTAAGAGGAGGTACATTAATTTGTACCTCTTTTTTTTTACCTTTGAATTATGAAAGATCTTTTTGCTAAAACTGACATAAACAAAGTGCTTAATAAGGCAAAGTCTTTAGGTGGTTACAATCAAAGTTTATGGGTAAAATGTTTCGATGTTGAGTTTAGAAATAAGATTGTAAAATGGGTTCAAGAATACCAATTTCAAAAAGGACTTGATATAGATGGGAATATTATCGGTAGATACTCAAAACGTACAGAACAAATTAATCCTGACAAAATAAAAGGCACTCCGTTCACTTTAGAAGATTCTGGAGAGTTTTATCGTTCGATGTTTGTATCTGTATTTATAGATTCTATAGAGGTAGAAGGTGATGTAAGTAAATTTGAAGAATCTAAATGGTATGATGACCGAATACTTGGAATGACAGAAGATACACTTGTGTTATTTAAAGAAGAAATGAAAGAAAAATATATAAAGAATGTTAGAGAAATATTATCAATCGATTGAAGAAATACCATTGTTTAATTGGCAAAAATGCCTTGAAGGTGATGTAAAGTACGTTAATTTAGAAACTAAAGAAGATTCTAGTAACCAAGAAGCATTCACTAAGTTATACGATGAATTTTTACAGAAACGTGGTGTAAACAAAGAATATAAGAAGTATTTGGATATTCTAAAGAAGAAAGCGTTGTTGCAATGTGAATTTTTGATTACAAAAGATGATTTCAAGCTAACAGAAATAGAAATACAAGATGCTAAAATTGTATCTTTACAAAAGACTTCTGAAGCAGGTTTAAGTATTGATAAGACATTGATATATTTAGGTAAATGGTTAGGTTATAGATTAGATTGGAAAATTATCTCTGTATCAGAGTTTTATTCGATACTAGAAGAATACGAAAAACAAAGTAATATTAGTTGATATGAGTGAAAAAATTAAGAGTTCCGATATATTTGAAGGCGATATATTTAAGATAGTTGTAGATAGTGCAGAATTAGCAAAAACTAAAATTGCTGAATTAAACAAAGAACTGGTAGAGGTAGGAACGTCTTTTAAAAAAGAATTAAGCGGAATTAAAACTGACAACGTAAAAGAAATAGAAGCATTAATTGTCAAGGTTAAAGAATTAACTAAGGCAGTAGATGCTCAAACGCAAGTAAATAAAGCAAATGAAATCGCAATTCGTGAAGCTAAAAAGACTTCCGAACAAGCATTACGCGAAGAAGAAAAAACTAAACGTGATGTATTAAAAACGCAAGAACAAATAAATAAATCAAATGAACGTGCTGTAAAAAATCAAAAAGATTTATCTGATGCTTACAAGCAATTAGCACAAAATACTCGTGATTTAAAGAATGAATCTAAGCGTTTAGGTGCTGAAATGCTTGAACTTGAAAAACAAGGCAAAAAAAACTCGGCAGAATACTATAAACTAAGCAGACAATATAAAGAAACTACTAAATCAGCAATTGAAGGTGATAAAGCACTTAAAAAACTTGATAGTACAGTAGGTGATAACTTCCGTAATGTAGGTAATTACCAAAAGGCTATTGGTGGATTGAAAAATGCTTTAATGCAGTTAGGATTAGCATTTGGAGTGTTTGATGGTATTCGTGCATTGTTAGATACACAGATTAAGTTAGATTCACTTAATTTATCACTAAAGAACGTTTCTAGTAGCACCAAAGAGTATCAAGCTAACTTTGCCTTTCTTAAAGATTTATCATTGTCTTACGGACAAGATTTACTTGTATTGATTGATTCGTATAAAAACTTTATTGCATCTACTTCATCATCTAATTTAAGTTTAGACCAACGTAAAAGAATTTACGAAAGTGTAATTAAAGCAGGTTCAGCACTTGCCTTATCAAATGATAATATAAAAGGTTCGTTACTTGCTATATCTCAAATGTTCTCTAAGGGTACGGTTTCAGCAGAGGAATTAAGACAGCAATTAGGCGAAAGACTTCCTGGTGCTTTCGGTATCATGGCAGATTCAATGGGTGTTACCGAAGCTGAATTAGGTAAATTAATGAAGGAAGGTAAAGTTTTGGCAGATGATGTAATGCCAAGATTTGCTATAATGTTAGAAAGAAGTTTTGGTGATAACGCTAAGGCAAGATTAGAAACTTTTGGTGGAGCATGGAACGTACTTAAAAATAATGTTACTTTATATTTCGACCAAGCACAAAAAAATATTGGTGTAAATAAAACTTTAGCAGGAGTATTATTAGGATTAGGTAAAAACATTGGAAGTGTACTTAATAATATTCGTCAATTAGTTACATCTTTTATTGCTTTTAAATCTATTTCTATTTTAGCTTCTTTAGCTATAACTTCTGTTAATACTGGATTATTTACAATGATAAAAAATGCTTGGAAAAGCAAAGAAGCATTTAACCTATTAGGATTATCATTAAAACAATTAACATTTATTGCTGTAATAGATGGATTAGTTAAATTAACAGAGCATTTTATAGCTTTAGCAAATGGAACAGACCAAGCGACAATAGCTCATTTAAGGTATCAAAATGCAACTGAAAGAGGTAATGATAATACTAAAAAGTTTTTAGATGCAAAGAGAGATGAATTAGCATTAGAGATAAAAACTCAAAAAGCCTTATTAGATACAAAACAAATTACAGCAGAAGTATATAAAGCTAGAATAAAATTAAAACAAGATGAAATTAATGAAGATGTAAAAGCAAAGATTAAAAGTTTAGAGAGTGAAAGAATCGCTTATTCCGATCCAAGATTAGCATTAAGAAAACAACTTGGTGGGGCGCCAAAACCTGCGAAAAAACCAATTAAAGAATTTTTTACATCTGGTATTGGTGGCGACCAAGTTGGAGAAAGTGATGCTTCCGCACAATATCAAGCAGATTTACAACAATATTTTCGAGATGCAGCACAATTTAATAAATATGTTAAACAAGGTGCTGAAATGCAAAGAGTAGATATAGAATTAAGAAAATACTACTCATACCTTAAAGAAAATGCAATAATGAACACTAAATTTTCTGGAGGTGCAGGAGATGGTAAAAAAGAGAAGGGATATGCTGAAAGAGATAAAGCTCTTATAGATTTAAACACAGAATATAAAACTACAAATGAGTATTTATCAAGACAAGTAGAATTACAAGCTAAAATATCAGAATATGAATTAGATAGAGATATTATAAAAGCACAAGAAGAATATAATAAAGAATTAGAAAAACAACAAAAAATACTTGAAAATACTGGAGATTATGCTATCGGTTCACTTTATTATGCTTCAGAAGATGAAAAATCTAAAATGATAGCGTCTGAACAAAAACAGTTTGATAATAAAAAACTTTTAAGAGAAAAAGATTATAAGGAAAAATATGATGAATTAAATGCAGACCTTGAACAAGAAAAAAATAAAAAAATTGAAAATGCACAAGAAATAGAGGATACAATTGCATTAAAGCGAAAAAATGCAAAGAAAGTATTAGGCACTAAAGGAACTTCTGATAGTGCAAGGCAATCTGCAAAAGATGATTTAAAATGGGCTATTGAGCAAGAAGAATATTTAAAAATTAAAAAATTAGAAATAGATGATAACTATGAAGTTGAAAAAGCAAATATTAAAGAACAAGCTAAAAACGAACGTAAAGATTTAGATAAAGAAGAACTCAATGAATTAAAGATACTTGGTGATAAAAAAGCAGATATTGAAAAACAAATAAATGAAAAAATTGCTAAAGACCAAGATGATTTTGAGTTGAAAAAAGCAGAGATGCGATTAGAAATGATTAAAAACACAGCTGAATCTGTAAATAATCTAATTCAAAAATCACTTGAACATTATATCAACATGGCAGAACGCAGAATTGATATGTTAGACAAGCGTATGGATAGGATGTCTACACAAGCTGACTTCTTACGTGAAAAAGCAGTAGCAGGGAATATTCAAGCACAAGAATCACTTGCTGTAATAGACAAACAAGAAATAGATGCACAGAAAGAAAGAATGAATGAGCAAAGGTCAATACAAAGACTACAAATAGCAATGACTGTATTTCAAGCGTATTCAAACAATATTCAAAATGCTAAGGTAGGAGAGAATCCATTTACAAAAACACTTACTGATATTACTTTGCTAAATCAATTTGTTGCTAGTTTACCTACATTTATTGATGGTACTGAAACTAATATTGCTGAATCTTTAGGTAAAGCACACATGCAAGGTCAAGACGGTTATATTGTACGTGTAGATGGTTCTGAAAAAGTATTAAATCCTAAACTTTCTGCAATGACTGGTAACATGACTACATATGAAATTGCTAAATTAGCAGAAGACTTCCGTAGAGGTGATATTATGCGTAAAGGTGAAGGTGCAATGCAATTAAATGTTGGTTCATGGGGAACGGATATGATTGTATCTAAATTAGAATCTTTAGAGCAAACAATTAAAAACAAACCAGAATCTAACATTGAACTTGGGGAAATAGTTGGTGGAGTAATGCACATTATGGAAACTAAAAAGACTGGCAATACAAAAGTTCGTAACATTTCAAGATTCTCTTAAATAAAACATTATGAAGCATAAGATAAACGGACAAGAAATATCTCCAGATAATAGATTTGACATTGGTGTTTCTATTGATTTTGATGCACGTATAGACCAACAGAAAATGACTACTGATACAGTTGTACTTTCAAGGGAAGGAAATAAGATTGTAAAAGACCATATTAATCAAGGTAAACTATTAGAAGGAATACCATACGAAGTTGAGTTTGCGCCACAACAATCAATTCAATACTTTGTAGATTTAACAAGTGAAATGAAGGTGTATGATAATAAAGTACACGTTACGCTTAAAAACTACTTAGGACACGACCAATTTTTTGATAAAGCAGAAACTTTAATATGGGATTTAGTTAACTTATCAAATCCAATTACTAGTATTGACATTAAGTATCAGATATTACCACAAGATGCAAATGCACGTGCTTTAATGGCTTCATTAGGTTTATTTACTATATCTATGTCTATTGCACAACAAAGTAGAGAGGTAAAAGAAAGAGCAATAAGTGTTGCGTGGGCTACACAACCTTTATATGGAGTATCAGCAGTAGGACCAGTACTTGTTCCAGATTGGAAAAGTATTGTAATAAATATACTTAAATTAGTTGTTGCATTGATTTTTACTGCAATATTACTATTCCAAGCAGTTGTATTAGGACTTGAAATATATAGATTATTAAATCCACCATTAAACATTTTAAAAGCAAGTACAGCAATAGATCTACTTAAAAAAGGATGTAATCACTTAGGGTTTAAGTTTAAATCCTCAATCTTAGAGGGTGATTATAAAGACATGGTAATACTTCCAGTTCCACAGAATAGAACAAATGTAAAGTGGTACGATGTATTCTCTGGTGATTTTGGTACTGGATTAAACAAAGCATTTCCACAAGCAAGTGATACAGTTGGAACTTTAGGTAGTTTAATCTATGCAATGGAAAATATGTTCAATGCTAAGACTAAAGTTCAAAATGGTGTTGTTCAATTAGAACGATGGGATTATTGGAAAGTTAATGCTAATCAACAATTATCTTCTTCACTTGTTGTTCAAGCAGATAGGGTTAATGCCTTCGAGTATGACTTTAGTAAACTATTCAAAAGATATTACATACATTATTTAACTGACTATTCCGATTATAATACACTTGATGCTTTTGAAAATAACTTAGCAGAATATTCATTAGATACAACTAAACCTACAGACCCTAAATTAAACCTTATAAAAGGACTTCAAGAAAAAACGATACCATTTGCACTTGCTAAGAGAAAAAGTAAGCTAACGTGGCTAGAAAAGCAATTCTTAGGGTTATATAAAGCTATAGATAAGTTGTCGGCTGGTAAAACTGGGCTTGTTGCTAAGAAAAACAAATATGGTGCAATACAGATTACAGACCCATTCTTTTCCACTACTAAAATATTTATGTGGGATAAGGCGTTTGGTGCTAGAGAAAATCAAGATCTTCTTAAACCTACATATCTTTGGGATAAATATCACTACATAAATAATCCAGAAATATATCAGTATATAGTAAAAAAAGGTCTTAAGATAAAAATAACTAGCACTGAATTTTTAGGTATTTTAAATAAAAACTTTGTGCTTATAGATGGTAAATTATGTGAAATTACCAAACTAGATTATTTTGATGAAAGAAATTATGCTATAATTGATTACAAAGAACCTTATAATGTGTTTACAAATCAATTTAAGTTAACAAAAATATATTAAATTTGTTCTATGAATACAGATACTCTATTGCAACTTTCTAAAGAATTAGAAGTTATAACAAAAGAAGCTAAGGATAAGTTCGAATTAATATCACTTAATAAGGATTTAAGTGATGAATATAAGTCGGTTATTGAAAGAGCAAAGCAAATGTGTTCCGAATTGCAAGTAGCAATGGAGAATAAGGATATTAACAAAATGAATAAACTATTAGAAGATGCCAATAAAATTAGTATCTAAGTCATATACAGACATTTATGGTAACTCTAGTAGCAACTATAAAGCAAATGCTGGTGATAAAATAATCTCTAAACTAACAATTAGTTCTGATATTTACGTTCGTTCTAGTAGTAAAAATCAAATGACATTTGATGATTTTGATGGTGTGTTCAGTCAATCAGATGGAGATTTTTTAGAGTCTGGATTTAGAAAAGGAATGACTCTTTATTGGAAAGCTATAGACAATGCAAATGTTGTTAGGAGTTCATGGACAGTAACTATTACCGAAGTTTATCCATTATATCTAGTTCTTACTGGTTCACTTCCAAATGTAAATAATAGTAGTTCACAAGATTCTATTTGGTTAATATATACTGATTCTACTCATGATGAAATAAATTTAAGTTTAAACTTTACAGATAGTGAAAATCCTACTTCTACACCAGATAGTTTAATTGATGGTGAAGTAAGCAGATTTTCTTATCAAGGACTTACAGCATTATCGGTTGGTTCTACAGCTAATTTAACACAATTAGGCAAAAAGTCTGGACAATTTGCAATAACAACTACTACAATTAAGCGTTTAGCTGATTCTACTAACGTATATGTAACTGGAAGAAGTGTTAGAAATTATGAAGTATCATTTACTACGATCTTCTCTGGAATGTTGTTTGAAAATATGTTTATTGGTAAAAAATACCTTAAACAATTTGCTCAATTAGATTTTAGAGTAGTGTCTTCTGAAACAATTAAGCCTACTACAATATCTATAGATGATGAATGTGATACTGGATGGTTTAATGAATCTTATAACACAGAAATTCCAAAGGTATTATCAGCTACGGATGATGCTAGTAAATTATATTACAATCAACCTATTAGTTTTACGGCTACAATACAAGTTAAAGGCACAACTACTACTCAGTTAGAAATAGGTGCTGTTTATGAAACTTTTGATGATACATATAACTTAAACAAAGCACAAAATCAAAGTGATAAATTATTTTTACTTAAAACTGGATTAATAGGAGTTGCAAACATAGGTAGTACATATACTTCTTTAGGAATTGGAGCGTATCAAATAACATTAAATAGCTTTTCTTACTTTGATTCTGGTGGAGATAGGTTTTTTAATGTTGGATTAAGTTTTAATCCTTATACATTTGGTGCATTTATTGAAGCTAGAGGTGATTCTGATAGACAATTTTACTTGTGGATTAAAGCTGAAAACTATAATTACCTTGTTTTTGGTGGTGATTTAGAATATAAATACGAAATAGGTCAAGAAATTACACCATATACTAATATTGTATTTAACCACTCTTACAATTTAGACTATTCAGACCTTACAACTCCTACTCAATGTAACGATATAAACATAGAGGATGATCTCGGATTTATAGCTGACTTTGATTTATTTCAGTTAAATGTAAATTCGTCTGTTAAATCTAGTATTGTTGTATATAATTCTATTACTTGGGATGAATTTGTATTAGATTCTATTGAATTTGACATATCACAACAAGATTTAAACTATTTTACAAAACAAACACTCGCTTTAAATAATAATTTACCTCAAAGTTCTGCAAAGAAAGTAGCATATTTAATGCAAAAAGCAAACGATGAAGGAATTATAACGGTTAGATTATATTATCCATTCTTAATTAATTGGACTTACTGGCAAAAACTATTAAATACACATCCTTACTTTACTTCTAAAAATATTAGCAACAACGATTGGTTTAATTTTCAAGTTGCACCATGGTCTTTGAAAATAAAAACAGAGATTGTTCGTAATAATAAAACAGATTGGTTTTATAAAGACATATCAATTAAAGACTATGATGATAGCACAATTGTATCTACTATATCTTTGTTTGAATATCCTGCAATGACAGCGTTAAACGGTCTTAAAGAAGATAAACAGATACTTATTAGAGCAACACACGTAGCACCTTCTGTATGGGCTTCTGATATTTACGGACAAATAACTATTGAACCTAAAGAAAGTTCACCAAGATGGTTGATGTCTACTGAAATAGATACTAATACAGATAATATTAATCCTTTGTATGGTATTACAGATAACAAACTTACTTCTAGTGGATTAGGTACTAACACTATTGTTTTTGAGTGTTTATTAGACATGACTAAGGTTACTTCTACGAATTTATGTATTACCTCAAAAATAAGTGATGATTCAGCACAAGGTGGAGATTTATTTATTTATACGACTGGAATTGGAGTTTCTAACACAAATAATATTAATTTTATAACAGCATAATAAAGATATGAGTGAACAACTAAAACAGCAAACATTATATAATGTTTCCGAATCAAATACTAAGAACTTACTATGGGCTGATGTTTATGTAAGTGGTACAGAAGGTGCATCTGGAATTTATGTTTCTCGTAGAATGACTTGGGCGCAATGGATAGCCTATCTTAATGCAAACGGAGCAACTGGTCCTGCTGGTACTAATGGTACTAATGGTACAAATGGAACTAATGGAACTAATGGTACAAATGGTGATAGAGCACTAATGACTCTTAACTATCAAAGTAGCAATTTAACACTTCAAACTGGAACTTTAACATTACCAGTAAATCCTTCTTTTCCTTTAGTTAATTTAGGATGGATACAAGGTACTAGAATTAGAATTTGGAATAGTGCTACAGCATATATGGAAGGTGTTATTACTTCTACTATAAATAATCCGCAAACAACTAATATTTCAGTTAATATTGACTACGTTATTGGTAGTGGTACTCAATCTTTATGGAATGTAAGTGTTGCTGGAGATTTAGGTAATGGAAATCCAAGACTTCAAACAGTTACAAGTTCAGCTACAGTTACGCCAGTATCTACAAATGATATAGTAACTATTACAGCGCAAGCTGTTGGACTTACACTTGCTAATCCTACTGGTACTTTTGTTGAAGGTCAAGCATTAATGATTAGAATAAAAGATAATGGTACAGCAAGAACTATTGCTTTTGACACTAATTATAGAGCAATAGGTATTACTTTACCTACTACTACTGTTATTAGTAAAACTATCTACCTTGGAATTATATACAATTCTACGGATGCAAAATGGGATATTTTAGGTTTAAATCAGCAAGCATAATGAATTACTATAGTTTAATAAGTTCAATGTTAAAAGCAAAGGCTAGTACGCTTTTAAATGGTTTGTATGCTGTATATAAAGCTGAATCAAACGCTAACGATTCACTAGGTGTTTACAATGGAACTGCACAAGGTGGATTAACTTATAGTGCTGGAAAGAGTGGAAATGCTTTTACTTTTAATGGCACAAATGCTTATGTTCAATTGCCTAATAACTCATTGAACTTTTTAAATAGCTTTACGATTGGTTGGTGGATGTTTATTACGGGAAATTCGGGTGATGGTCAACAGCCAATATCAAATGCACAAAGAAATGCTGGCGGGAGCACAATATTTGGATATGGTGTGTTTGTATACACCAATAATTTAACACTTCAGGTTATGGATGGTACTAATTACGTAGGTTTATCTTGTAATATGAGTGCATTATTTGGTACTTGGGCTTACGTTGAGATTGAAAGAGAATGGAATGTAGGCTCTAAAATAAGAATAAACGGGAGTGTTGTGGCTAGTAATAGTTCAACAATCAATCCAGCTTATAGGTCTGACGTAGCACATACACCATCTATTGGTGTATATAAACACACTCTTGGAGAGAGTTACTTCATGACTGGTTTAGGTAAAATTGACGAGGTAACTATTCACAATAGGATATTGACACCTACAGAAATAACAACATTATATAACGCAGGAGCTGGAAAGTTCTATCCAACATTTTAAATTATGAAAGTAAGACAATTAACACTAGAACAAAAGAATATCCTTGTAGGCAAAGTATGGGGGTTCCAAGGTCAATTATTCAATTAATAAATGTTACTATTCCATTTATTACTAGTATCTTTGAGTATGATTAAAATAACTCAAAAAGAAAATAGTAAGTACACTATATTAGGATATAGTCATACTGATAATAATTACGTAAAATATTTTGACGCTAAATGTATTTGCGGAAACAAAACAAAATTAAATCTTCAAAGTGTTAAAAAAAGTATTTCATGTGGTTGCTTATCAAAATACATGAAACATAAAACGCATGGAATGAGTAAAACAAGTGAGTATAAAACATGGCAAAGTCTTAAAGATAGATGTATTAACGTAAACAATCCTAACTTTAATAATTATGGAGGTAGAGGAATAAGTGTTTGTAAAGAATGGATTGATTCTTTTGATGTTTTTTTAATAGATATGGGATTAAAACCATCAGTAAAACATTCTATAGAAAGAATAGATGTAAATAAAGGGTATTATAAAGAAAATTGTATTTGGGCTACAAAAAAACAACAAGCTAATAATACACGTTCAAATTATTTTTTAACATATAAAGGAATAACAAAAACGAGGGCGGAATGGGCTGATTTTATAAATGTAAACGTAAGAACTTTAGCTAGTAGATGTAGAGCTAATAAACCAATAAATGAAATACTAAAAGAATATGAATAATATAAAAGTAAGAGAGCTTACAAACGAACAAGCTCAAATTTTGACAGGAAAGGTATGGGGTTACCAAGGTCAATTATTCAACCCTCAAACAGATGCAAATGGTAAAAAATTTATCTCAAATGTAGAGGTTAACGGGTGTACTTTACAACAAGCGGAATCGATCCCATGTGATGCTTGGTTGTTAACTTTACCAGGCATTGATTATAATCCTGTAGTAACTGAAATGCCATTATAATGCAAGAGATAAGTAGTATATTAAATTCTAAATTATCACCAATTATGATATTCATATTAGTGGTATTAGTAGTTGTATTATATTACTTTCATAAACCTATATCAACTTGGTTTGCTTCATTAATTAAGCGTAAAGAGAAAATACAGGACATTAAGTCTTTACGAGCACATGATATATTTAATACTTTACAACGTGTAAAGCAAGAAGTTTCACACATGAAATTTTACACAAATGGAGTGTTTGATGCTAATAATTCAAGAATGTGTAGTGATTTCGCTAAGTTTAAATGTAATGTTTGTACAGATAAGTTTTTAGA